CGGCACACCCAGAACCAGAGTACGCAGTACCTCTGAACTTGATGTCGAGGAGATGTCGGGCTTGATCGAAAGGGTCAAGCAACTAGCAAACCAACTCAATGTACGAATGGAGCATATTGAATATGGATGACATGACTGAAGAAGAAATTCAGGAGATGGAAGGCCAAGAGGAATACGAGCAGACCGTAGCCCAATGGCAACAGTGGGAGGAAGAACATGTCGGTAAGTAAACGAGACTTCCTCAATGACTTGGTTAAAGAGAACGACCTCATAGTTAAGGAGGACATCTTTAACCTTGAGCGAGGCGGAAAGAATATCCCTATCATCACAAGGACAGGGATTGAGAAGATACAGTACGCCAACGATATCAAGGTATCGTTTGAACTGATGAGCGTACCGCCTCAGAAAGACTTTGCAGTTGTGAAAGCAGTTGCAACGAAGGGTGACAAAACCATTGAAACCTTTGCCTCTGCGTTGTTTGGCAAAGGAAGAGAGGGGAATGTCACAACGTTGTATGTCGTAGAGATGGCAGAGAAGAGAGCGTTGTCACGTGCTGTACTCAAACTATCCGGCGCATACAAGTATGGTGTTTATGGTCAAGATGAATCAGAGGAATTTAAGAATGGCTAAGAAGAAAGTAGCAAAGAAACCCGCTAAGAGAATAGCGAAACAGATCACTGATGAGCAAAGGGAGTTACTTCTAAAACTTATCAACAGTTCAAGCGATGTTCTTAGAGATGTTTTAGAGGTTGGATCAGCGATGGCTAATGACTGTCTGGAAACTCAATCTGCTATACATAATCTGGCAAAAGAGTTTAACTTCAAACAAGAACACTATTGGAGTCATTGGAAATGAGTCACTGGTATGACAAGGAAGGCAACCCGCATTACGAAATTGAGGGCAAGACAGGTATGCGTAATACCACCTTGCGTGACGCTCGTAAACATGATTGGGTTCCTTCCGTGTCTACCGTTTGGAAAGATGTGGTTGCCTCTCCCGGTTTGAACAGATACTTTCAAGACCAGTTGTTTGGGTCAATGCTAGAATCAAGACAGTTCTGGGATGAAGAGGAGTCAGCGTTCAAGAAGCGTGTGTTTGCATTGTCCAAAGAGCATTCGATAAAGTCTGCTGAGAGAGGGACGTACATGCACAACCTGATTGAACAACAACTACTCACTGGAAGTTGTGGATCACAAGACCCAAACGAAATACACATGGTCATGCAGACTCTCGCAAAGATGAAAGAAGTTTGTGGCGATCAGGACTGGAAGGTGGAGAAGTCATTCGCTCACCCAATGGGGTACGGAGGTAAGATAGATGTGTACTCTGATGAGTGGGTGGTTGACTTCAAGACCAAGGAAGTTTTGGATGAAGGTAAGAAGCCTGATGTGTACGACTCTTATGGTGTACAACTGGCGGCTTACAATCACGGGATAGGTGGAGGCAGGAAACTCCTCAACCTTTTTGTATCGTTTTCTTCTCCCGGTTATGTAGCAGAACACCAATGGGAAGAAAGAGGGAGGCTGTTTAGTATGTTTGAAGCGGCCTTACAATTATGGAAACTAACCAAGAGGTATGATGCTAGATGGCAAGCGTAAACAAAGCGATATTAGTGGGTCACGTTGGCAAGGAACCTGAGTTCCGCGAGACTAAATCGGGAGACACAGTAGCGTCTTTCTCACTGGCAACCAACAGCGGTTACGGTGAAAACAAGACAACCGATTGGCACAGGGTTGTGTTCTTTGGTAAGACTGCCGATGTAATCAAGCAGTACGTAAACAAGGGATCACAAATCTATGTCGAGGGAAGAATTGCTAACCGTTCATATGAGGACAAGGAGGGAATCAAGAGGTACGTAACAGAGATCACAGGGTACACAATGCAGATGCTAGGAGGTGCAGGAGGAGAGAAGCACACCGCTGATGTAGTCGAGAAGGGAGAGGATATTCCCTTCTAATGTAAGGTCATTGAACTATGACCTAGCAGAGCATATGAAGTATTCATTTGCTAGATACTGCTACCGTAAGTCGAGAAAAGACTCCTCAAAAAACTGGAGCGATGTATTCAAAAGTTTTTGGGGAGTCTCTCTTGAAGAGTACATAGAGTACGCAATCAAAAAGAATCTGAAAGACGATTACGAGGAACTTGAATGTCATTTTACAGAGAAGTAAGGTTTTTTAAACGGTCACAGGGAACAAGGACTGTGATCCTTCAGCAATATCCAGTGATCATAGATATCGGGGCCATATGTTGGGCCAAGAAATCAAACAGAAAGCAGGAGGTACTAGCGCAAGACATGGCATCCAAGAGTACCTTCAAGGACATCACCGTGTATGAGATAGGCCTTGCCGATAACAGCAAGTGGATCATCCCAATGTCTGAGATAGCCAAGTTGGAGATCGAAGTAGACGAGGGGCCTGTCACGTTATGAACGAGTATCAAAAGTTTATACACAAGTCTAGGTACGCCAAGTATCTGGATGAGCAGAAGCGCAGGGAGACATGGGAAGAGACAGTCGAGCGTTACGTAGACTTCTTCCAGAACAGAACGTCCATTAATCTGGGGCCTGTGCGTGATGCCATCATTAACATGGATGTCATGCCTAGCATGAGGTGCATGATGACTGCGGGTAAAGCATTGGACAGGGATGCAGTCGCCGGATATAACTGCTCGTACCTTCCTATCGACAGCCCAAGAGCATTCGATGAGTGCATGTATGTTCTCATGTGTGGCACAGGAGTTGGCTTTAGTGTGGAGCGAGGCTACATAAACATGCTACCTCACGTAGCAGATGAGTTCCACGACAGCGATTCGGTTATCGTTGTAAGGGATAGCAAGATTGGGTGGGCAAAGGCCCTCAAGGAACTGGTCAGCCTGTTGTATGCGGGGCAGGTTCCCACATGGGATGTGTCCAAGATCAGGCCTGCGGGTGCTAGGCTCAAGACATTCGGGGGCAGGGCATCAGGCCCAGAGCCACTGGAAAAACTGTTCCGGCACTTTGTCAGCGTGTTCAGGGGAGCATCAGGCAGGAGACTAAACTCCATAGAGTGTCACGATCTGGTGTGCTTTATCGGGGAGTCAGTGGTAGTCGGTGGTGTGCGTAGATCAGCCACTATCTCGCTGTCCAATCTGACTGATGATCGTATGCGTCATGCCAAGTCTGGTCAGTGGTGGGCTGAGAATCCTCAAAGGGCTTTGGCGAACAACAGCGTATGCTATACAGAGAAGCCTGACATGGGTGTATTCCTGCGTGAGTGGACTGCCCTGTACGAGAGTCGCAGTGGGGAGCGTGGCATCTTCAATCGTGAAGCCGCAAAGAGCATGGTTCCAGAGCGCAGAGACAGCGACTATGAGTTCGGTTGCAACCCCTGCTCTGAGATTATTCTCAGGCCAAAGCAATTCTGTAATCTGTCGGAGGCTGTATGCAGAGAGGGCGATACGCTTGAGGACATCAAGAACAAGGTAGAGATCGCCACTATCATTGGCACTCTACAGTCCACGTTAACTGACTTTAGGTATCTGTCTCCCGCATGGAAGAGGAACACTGAGGAAGAGAGACTGCTTGGCGTTAGCCTGACAGGTATCATGGATTGCCCTGTTGTTATGAACGCCAGTGCAGATGAGTTGGAGTCTCTCAAGACTCACGCTATCAGGGTAAACAAACAGTGGGCAAAGAAACTTGGAATCCCAGAGAGTACCGCCATCACTTGTGTCAAGCCGTCAGGTACGGTCAGCCAACTTGTGAACAGTGCATCAGGGATACACCCTCGCTACAATTCACACCTGATTCGGAGGGTTCGCAACGATAAGAAAGACCCTCTATCACAGGCCCTCATTGACTCTGGAATACCGCACCACACTGACCCATACAATGCAGAGGCTTGGGTGTTTGAGTTCCCTCAGAAGTCTCCCAAGAAGTCTCTGACCCGACATGACCTGTCAGCCTTGGAGCATCTTGAGATATGGAAGAGATTCTCTATACACTGGTGCGAACACAAACCGTCAGTCACTATCTACGTCAAGGAGCATGAGTGGGTAGAGGTAGGCGCATGGGTGTGGCACAACTTTGATATTGTATCTGGCGTGTCCTTCCTGCCTAGCGCAGACGAGGCTCACTCGTATGAGTCTGCTCCCTATGAGGACTGTGATGAAACAGAGTACAAAGAGAGAGCCAAGCAGATACCAAAGGAGATTGACTGGGACTTGATCCTTGAGGAAGAGGACGTTACCACTAGCAGTCAGGAGTTTGCCTGCACAGGAGGTGCTTGTGAACTGTGAAACACAATGAACGTATCTCTAAACTTCGGTGAACAGGTTGTATGTAAAACTTTAGCAAAGCAAAGGTACGAACTGGCTAGAAAAAATGGCAGACCGGATCAACAGATAGGAAAACAATCATCAGAACAAACTGATCTTGAGGGCATTGGCGGGGAAATAGCCGCAAGCAAAGTATTAAATGTATACCCAAGCCTGATACTTGAGCCTGACTCTGGTTGGGATATTAAGTATAGAGGGATAAAGATAGATGTAAAAACAACAAAGTACAAAACTGGAAAATTAGTTGCCAAGTTAAACACAAGATCGGAAGAGGTTGATGTTTACCTGTTGGTAACAGGAGTGTTTCCAGATTATATCATAAGGGGGTTTGCCTTAAAAGATGAATTACTATCTGATAAAAATATAAACGACTTGGGGCATGGGCCGGGGTATACATTAACTCAAGATAAATTGCGTCCTATAGATGAACTATACACCTAATGGCTAATTCCCCTTGGCCTCTACAAGAGAGCGACATAACTGAGAGCCTGTGTACCAAGTGCGCTTTATGTTGCGAGATTGAAATCAACCCCAGTTGGAAAGACCCAAGGAAGATGCAGTGGTTACATGCCATAGTAGAAAAGCATGACCACATTGAAGCCACAGAAACTGGCATCAAGATTAGATGCTCTCACCTAGTAGACAACTACAAGTGTGGCATATACGAGGAGCGACCTCAAATGTGCAGGGACTTTAACTGTGTCGCATGGGCCAAGGTCAGTAACAACAGGGAACAGTACAACAAGGTATTGGAGATCGCTAAATGAACCTTCTTATAATTCCTGATGCACATACCAACCCAGACTATGACAATGAGAGGTTTACCCATCTGGGTAATTTCATTGTGGAACACAAGCCAGAGTACATAGTATGTCTGGGTGACTTTGCTGACATGCCATCGCTGTCTTCCTATGACAAGGGAACCAAAGGCTTTGAAGGCAAACGTTACAAGAAAGATATACAGAGTTGTATTGAAGCCCAAGAGAAACTTATGGAACCGTTGAGGGCGCACAACGCCCAGAAGAGGAAGAACAAGGACAAGCAGTACAAGCCCAAGATGCACATGTGTCTTGGCAACCATGAGGATCGCATCAGCAGGGCGACTAACTCTGCGCCTGAGTTAGATGGAGCCATTGGTATCAGTGACCTACAGTACGAGAAGAACGGATGGAAGGTTACTGCATTCAAGTCAGTACTGACTGTAGCAGGGATATCCTTCAGCCACTACTTTACCTCTGGCATATCTGGAAGGCCCATCAGTAGCGTCCACCTTGGCTTCACGCTGGTTTCTAAACTACACTGTAGTGCGGTACAGGGTCACACCCATTTGTACAACCATTCTGAACAGACGAGGCCTGACGGTCAGAAAATATTCGGTCTTAGTGCCGGATGCTATAGTCACCCCAAGTACTCTGAGAACTGGTGCAGAGACACTGAGCATCAGTGGTGGAGAGGAGTGATTATGTTAAACCAACTAGATGGTGAGGGTTACTACGACGAGATAGTCGCCGTTACTCAGCGGAAACTGTCGAGGGAATATCAGTAATGGACACCACGCAACCGATGGGGAAGGCAGTTATGCCAAAGTAGTTGCCCTCCGCATCCTTGGTGTTGGCAATCTTCAGCACCCTTGAGTCTTTAACGATGAGGTATCCGACAGACCAAAAGTTTTGCGGCTCTATCTCATCTTCTTTTTCCCACCCTGCTGATGCGTAGATGTCTAACCATTCTACGCATACCAATCTCACAGCGTCCTCTTTATGTTGGCAGTTGCTTTTCTAAACTCGCCCTTGTCCTCTCTTGCCTGATCAACTCTTGTCTTCAACTCGTTTACTTTTCTTACCCTTTCGTTTTTAGATAACTTCCTGTTGGTTTTAACGTAATCTATTTCTGACTCAAGTTTTCGTATGTCTACATCAAACCTTCTTAGTTGTCTTGACCTTGCTTTAGGGGATACAGCATAAGGATTCAACCCAACTGCCGCGCCAAGCACTCCCATAAAACTTCTTCTTGGTTCTCCAAATACGTTCTCTCTTCCTAACATAAGGTCTGCAAGTTTGCCTTCTACTTCTCTTGGGTCTAGCCTAAACATGGCTTCTCCCAAAGAAGACAACGACACAATACCTGTTCTCGTTAACCAAGGAGGCATGATCATTGAGTTCATGTAACTCATTTTGTCAAACACTCTATCAGATAATGGATCGTTCTCATTTGATATTGGCCTTTGTGACCAAGGATCAATGCCTGTTGAGATAGCGGTAGCCATCTGAAACATTGGCCCCATAATTCCACCCTCTACTAAAGCCCTGCTAAATTCTCCTTGCCTGAGATGAGAAAATGTTTGGGTGTAAAATGACCAAGGAAAGAAATAAGAAAGGTCAACTGCTTGAATGTTTCCGTTTGAATCCTTCCAAGGTAAGAACACCATTGTATTATCTTTAGTCCACTCTGGAAGTAATTTTTCTAGTTTATCCCAATCGTCATCCACCCAAGGAATAGAACCAAACACTGCTTGCATTCCGCCAAGCATCATAGCGTAGGGTAGGAACCTGTATGGATGTTTAATAGCAACCTTCAGCAGTTCTGGAAGAACCTTAACTTGGAATGTTATAAATGGTGCGCCCAAGAAAGAAGACCTAGCGCCTCTAACAAACGGATGAACCTCGCTGTAATCAAACAAAATTCTGTTGGATTCCTGAATAGCAATGTCTTCTATAGACAACTCAGGAGTATCAGAGTTTGCAAGTATATCCTGAAGTTCTGCTCTTTGACTTTTGGTTTCAAGTTTATGCATGATAGCCATGACTTTGCCAAGCAGTTCTATGTTTTGGTATAAGTCTCCACTAAATCCTGCTAACTTGTTCCATACTTTTTTCCCTCCAGTAGCAATAGACCATATACCATCTTTCTCCATGTGCTGAAATACTTCCTCTAGTTTTTTCATTTCAGCAGAGGTTAAAGTAGATGCGGAAATACCCTGTTCTTTAGCCAACTCATAGGCTGTAAACTTTCTTGGGTTTCCGTTCTCATCTTTCTGTGTTGAATGAGTAAAGACTTTGCCGGAATCCATACCCCTTAATTCTTTTAAGGCGGCGCTTAGTAATGCGGGTTGTTTATGAAATGGCACTCCACCTATTAGTTGCAACAACACTAAGTTAGATACAAAGTTTCTTACAACTGTTGGAGGGTTCATAGGAACCTTCATCATTTTATATATGCTAACTAACTTGGCATGTCTGCCGTAAGGAAGAAACAGTTTCTGAAACATGTTTGCTTCTCCGTACACCATGTCAGAGTTTCCAACCAAGTCATCATGTATTTCTTTCCTAACCCAAAGCCCCGCCATTGAACCATACTTGTGATTGTCAGGTATTCTTCGGAAATTATTTATGTCGTACTCGCTAGAATAATAAGGCTGTAGTATTTTCTCTTGCTGATCTTTTCCTGCTACCTCATCTTTTGATTTAATTGATGGCTCAATAGATTGGAAAAAATTAAACCTAGCCATTTCTAAATCAGCAATTCTTTTTTGTATAGTTTCTTTTGCAGATTCCTTTAGCACCTTGTTACTTAAACGTAAATGTTCTTGCAAATCGTTTATCTGGTTGTTTAAAGAAGCAAGCGTTGTCCTTTGCTTTACAGTTTTTCCACGGTAAGTAAACTCAATTTCAATCCACTGATTAGGCATAACCCAAGGAGTATCACCCATCTGAGTTCTTGGCCCTGCAAAATTTTTCTTAGCAGTATTCAAGTCTTTAAGTTCTTTGTTTAAAGACTTTACTTTTTCTTCATCCTTTGCTTTCTTTGCTTCTTTTATCTGTTCTTTTTTTGTTGCGATGTTTTCATTTAGAATTCTAAACTCATCCGTGTCAGAAAACGCAATGCGTTTAGATAGAGCAGACAAGAAATCAATAATAGCCATGTCTTGTTGGGGAACAGTAACTGCCCTATAAAGCAAGTACTGCACATCTTTCTGTTGGCCCCATAAATCAGCAAGTTCTTCTACAAGTTCGTCTTCTCTTTTCTTTACATACCTCATAGACCCCAAGGTTCTTTGTCCCGGCTGTCTTTCATCTGACTTCAGCAACCAGTACATGTAAACTCTTGGAAGGTATGCTCCCCTAAGTTCTTCCAGTTGCTCCATGCTTGCCTCTGGAAAAATTCCCCTTAACAATCCTGCATCTGCTATGTTCTCTATCTCTATCTTTAGGGCTTGTGCTTTTCTTCTAAGGTCTGCATTGGTAACAGTCTTCTCGTCTATGACATGTCCCTTAGTAGTAAAGAACTTAAACAGTTCTTCGTTCTGCGCTTCTGTTAAGTCAGCAAAGTTTTTTATGACAGCCTTGCCTAACGCTTCTATCTTTCCAAGATCACCATGCAACAAAGACCTCATCTGCCTAAACAATCTTGCTTTTGGCAGTGCAACAAATGGATCAAAAAACTTTTTGACTGATCCCCATACAGCATTAGACTTTTGAACATAGTTTGTTTGACGAGCAGAATCTATATCCTTTAGTTTGTCTTGAACAGCGCCGCCCAAATAGTCTACTGCACGTTCACCTGCGTTTGCTACAGAATAGTATTGCTCGTCTACTTTATTCAGTGCATCTTCAAAATTCCTTTCACTCATTCCGCGAACAGCACCACGAATAAAAGAAACTATTTCTTCGTTGCTTAACTTTTTGTTAAACCACATTTTTATTTTTGCAACTGACCTATTAAAAGCATCAATCAATTTTTGCCATAAAGAATCTTTGAAATTGTTTGTGCTTTCAATGTAGTATCCCATTGCTTCTTCAGCAACAAAGTTTTCTCTGGCTATGCTGTCAGTAAATGTAAATTGGTTAGCAACCATCTCAGCATTTTTAAAGGCATCTGCCCATGCTTTGTCTTGTCTTTTAAGTTTAACTTCCTCTATTAAAGAAGGAAAATACTTACTAAAAAAATCTTTCAGCCCTATGTGAACCCCAACTTCATGGATATACACAGGCATAATTTCTTCTTCTCTAATATTATTTGTTATAAATATAAGTTCGCCATTTCTTGTTACTGACTTTACCCCTAGTTCCAATGGTGCGTTAGGTACATCACTTTGGTTTTGTACAATCTTTATAAGGCCTTTGTTAACCAATCTTGCAACGTTTAATTTGCCGACTAAAGGGCCAAGCAACTCTTTAAATCTATTTGGAGTAAGCCCTGTGTTGTAAGACATGGAGCCTGTCCCATCAGCAGGAACAGGATTAACAATAGAATACTTATCGTACCCAATAGACTTGTCTTCAAGTTGAACTTCAACTCTCATAGCGGAAGGAGTCGATCCACTAAATACTGCGATCTCCATTCCCTCTTCAAATTTACCTTCGTCTTTTTTGCCTTTGTAGTTTAATTTGAAATTAAACTCTGGTGCTTTACCTCCAATAAATTTTAGATAGGTATTTCTTCCATCGTGCAAAGCAACTTCCCATTGAGTTCCTTTTCTGTCTACAAATTCCTGACCAATAGGAAGAATTGAAAATGGCTTTGAAGAAACTTCTTCGTAAGGCAAAATTCTAGCAGTGTAATTATCCCTTTGGATGTTGTTTTCTTTTTCTTCCAGAGCAATTTGTTCTGCCTTATTAACCTCTTCAATAACCTTACCAAGAGCCTTTACGGTGGGAGTTAATTCTTTATCTACATCTTTTTCTAAAGCATTAACATCATTGTCACTTACTGCTTCTACTAGGTCTGACCTTCTTTTATATTTTAATCCAGTTAATGGGTCTGCCACTGTTTCATAAGAAACATCTTTTCCGTAACCCTTTTTTTCTATTGTACCTGTAAGTGGATTTATTTTTTCCCCTCCAACTTCAAATACAAATCTAATCATGTTGTCCTTTGGCATAGGGCCAACAAATCCTTGGTCTATCTTGTCTGCTATCTGAAGAGACACTGGTGCAACTTCTATTTTACGTATGCCATCTGGAAGTTTGTAAACATTTATGTTTCCCTTTGAAGATTTGTTAAGATCGTTAAGAAAATCAACCGTACCCTTTGCACTTAAATCAGTCTCTTCCGTTACCCCATCTACAGTTATGCGATACGTGCCATCTTTCCTCAAAAAAACTTGCACCTTAAGTGGAGACTCATCTTCTGTTTGGAACTCTCTCTTCTCCGGGGTAGCAGGAGAAAATACAACCATGTTGCCAGAGATTTTTATAGAGTCATCTACTGCTTCTTGCGCCACATACGTTGGTTTTTTCAGGAGGGGTTGAAATCTTTCTACATTTAATACATCTATCTCTACAGGTTTAACAGTCTTAGGATAGTAAAATCTTATAGTGCCATCTGAAACTCCAGTAATAGTCCCTACAATTTCTTGACCGCCGCTAAGAGTAAGCATTACTTTCTCACCTGAATGCTTGTCAAACTCTCTAGTCCTAGCCTCAACCATGTTTTCTCTTTCTGTGCCGAACATACCGTACTTATGTGCAGTATCTCCGTACATCTCTTCAAGAAAATCTGAGTAAGCGATCATGTCTTGTCCAGACTCCCCTTTAAATGATGCAATAAGACGAGCGCCTCTTGTCTCTGGGGTTCTTTCCAAGTAGGTAGTGTATTGCTCAATCGCACCCACTCTGTTAGGAACAAAACTTTCTACCGATAACTCAACTACTGAAGATGCTTTTATTTCCCTTATTGATCCTTCATAATTAACAATTACATTATCCGATTTTCTTGACAAAGATACATCGAACTCGGCATCTGTTTCTATAGGATTCATGCCAAGATTTTTTCTTTCGCTATTAATTTTAGCGACAATAGAAGGAGAAACTTTTACTTTAACTTTTGCATCTTTTAGTTTGAGTACTCTCTGTAAATCACCCGAACTTATTTTTTGTACAACTTCATCCTTTGTTCCAAAGCGATCAGTCGTTATAAGTTCTTTAATTTTTTTCTTTTTTATTTTTCCCGGTGGTCTTGTTCTAATTGCTTCAATATAAACTTGAACAGGAATTATTTTTTTAACTAAAGCAGTGGTAAGAGGCCCTTCTTCTGTAGGAACGTACATGGCTTCATATTCTACTAATGTTTCGTTTAAATTTTGAATCTTTCCTTGGTACTCTAACTTATCGTTATAAGTAAGGTAAACCTCAAAGTCATACATGTCGTATCGTGAAGCGCCTTCGCCAACATCTACCGCCCTTCTTACTATAAATACGCCAGACTTTGGATCAATAAATGCTTGATCTATTCCTTCTTTATTTGGTACAGTATTTGGAAGAACACTTGGGTCTGTTTCTATAAAGTCATCACGCTTTATTTTTTTAATAGTGCGCTTCTTCTCTACATTTACAATCTCAGAAGACTCTGCACCCCTTCTTACTTGCCTTACTAGTTGGCCCGCAACTTTTATAAAGTCATCTCTTGATTCTCCCCACTGAGGAAAAGAAAATGTTTCCCATTCATAAAAAACATTTGGTGCTAGTCCGTATTTTTTAGCGGCAGATGGAGTTAACTTTACTCTAAAAGTTTCAGGAGTAGGTCGCAACCCTGTTCTAGGATCAATGGCTGTTACATCAATACCCTCTTGTCTAGTAGTTTCAGGTTTTTCTCTTGCAGTAATAACGCCTACTTGTTCATCAATGTACCTGCCCACCTCAAGTTCTTTATTAGCGTAATCTTTTTCAGATATAATACCGTCTTCAATGTTTTTATTTATTTGTTTGCTTGTTTCTCTAGCGTATTTGGCTACCCATTTTTTTATATTATCCAAATCTGAACCCGCTAGTAATGCAAAGTTCTTTTCCTTTTTGTTGAAGAAAGCCTGTATGCTAGTTTCTTTTTTTCCTATAGTTCTTTTCTCAAGGAAATCAAAATCAGATGGAACATCATCCTCAAAAGTTTCGTCAGAAATTATTCCCTTTTTCTCAGCATCAGTAGTTTGCTTAGAAAGTTTTGCCGCTCTGGCATTCCAAAACTCTAACCTAGTTAACACCTTGATTAAGTTTTGTTTAAATTTTTTGTTCTTGTTTAGTTCTTCAACTAGAACCTGTCGGTTACTTTGAACCTGCTCTCCTGCAAGCAAAGTTTTTCCAGACTCGTCTGGCTTTGGTTCAATTCTTTCTATTTCTATGCCAGTATCTGTTACGTCAACATCATACTGCTCATCTTTTCTCGCCTCTGCAAGAAATTCTTGGCGATCTTCTTCGGTACGCAGTGGGTCTTGAACGTATGCTTCTTCGTCAGTAGTGCGAGTTTCGTCATACTCCCTAAGTAATTGGGCAAACCTTAGATGATCTACAAAAATATAATCGCCTTTAAGTGACTCGTCAGGCTTTCTTATTTTAGTTTCTGTTCCTTCTTTTCTTTTTGTTTCTAAAACTTCTTTAGCCTTTTTTGTTTCCTCAACTGTCGGTGCTTTTTTAGGATACAGATCAATAACTTTTTGTACTCCCCCAGCAACTGGAGTTACGACATATCTTTTACCTATTGCACCAGTCTTTTTATTTGTAATTTTCTTAATAGGCTCGTCAAGAGTGTACACAATGTCATCTGAAAATACACCTTTCTTTTTATTAAACAGTCTTATCTTATTACCAACAGTAGGAATTATTTTTTCCGTTACTGAAAGCAACTGTTCTAAAGAACGAGATTCAAGATCGCTTACTTCTTGAGGCTCAACTCTAGGATCGTAAGTTGTATCTGCAAACTCATTAATAAGTTGCCGTAAATTACTTTCCCCTTCCATATAAATTTCTACAGGAAATATAGGCTTACCCGCTTCGACAGATTTATTAAATTGTTCTCTTGTAGTTTTACCTGCGGGTACTCGTTTTATAACTGAGCCATCTGATTTGTCTATAACAACCCAGTCAGATATTGATAAAGTTGTTGCAGAGTCTGCGGTTGTAGGCCCTTCTGGACTTGCTTTTTTTACAATGTACTCTGGATTTTCATATACACTTCTGTATTCATTTTTATTATTTTTTTGTTTAGCATCTCCAGTTGAAGTAACAACAAGAGTCGTGTTGTCAATACTCCAACCAAGTTTCTTTGCTTCTGAAGTTGTTCTTTGATCCCTGTCTTCTTGTTGTGGCAACCCAAGAGGAAGTCTTTGCTTTCCTTTTGGTGTAGCAACAATGGGGTCTTTTGCTTTGTATTTATATTTTTCTTCAGATGGCTGTTGCATACGAGCAGTTGTATCTGCCGCTTTCCTTGCCCTTTTTTCTTTGCCTATCCTTAGTAGCCTAGAAATTGTAGTTGGGTTTATAGTTAAAGGACGTTCTGATGGATCACCAGTAGGAACAACAGGCTCTGGATCGTAACGATCCTGTACTGCTTTTCGTCTTAGCCATGAAATTTCTGGATCATGGCTTTTTACATTGTAATTATAGATAGCATCTATGCCAAGCCTTTTTAACCTAGCAGTTGCTTTTTTATTTATTTCGTTAACTCTATCTTGGTCGTTAAACTTTTCTATCAGTTTACGAATCTCAATTCCTTTACGCCTGTAAACTTCTGCCTCTTCTGGCGTAACCATAAAGTCTTCGCCTTTCTCTATTGCTTGAAACCTTCTAGCAATCTCCCCAAAACGAATAGGTTCAATCTCACCAGTTCTGAGAAATCTTTCATACTCAGAATTTGGTCGTAATATTTGCTCTCCCTTTGAATTAACAACCCACTCTGACCGTAGTGGTTCTTTAAATAAACGCTTGCCTTCTTCATCAAGTATTCTTTTTTCTGCTGTACTTACTACAGTAGTATCTCCATGCAAAACAAATCCTTCTCCGCCAAGAGCGGCCTCGTCTTCTTTGTTTGCATTGATATTTTTATTTACTAGATCGTCTAGTGCGTCATTACTATATTCTTTTGCTTTTTTTCTGGCTGATCTGCCTGCGTAGGATATTGGAATTCCAAGGAGGGAACCCACAAGAGCGCCCCTAGCACCTGCTTCTAGTTGCTCTTCTTGTTGGGCTTGTGTGAATTCAAAGAGTTTGTCATTTTCTTTGACGTAGTTGAGGGCCATTCCTTCCATCATGGTTTGAGCGTATTCTGTTACGCCTTCTCTTGCTCCGTTAGCAAGCATCTCACCAATCATTTGAGGCCAACCGCTTCTAGGGTCTTTAATTTTTTTGCCAAAATAACTGGCAAAATCATTTCCTAAACCCATTTTTCCTAAGACTCTCATGGGAACTATCATATCTAAAAGGCTCATTAAAGCCCCAGTGCTTGCCGCAACAGCGGGTCTGCTTTCAGTAGTTTCCATGAGTAGGTCGGTATAGACTTCAGCGGTATTAAGAAAGTCTATTGCGCCTAATGTGCCAACAGTTCCAAGCGTTGGTCTTTTAAAAATAACAGTTCCGATAACAGCGGGGGCAAACGTAGTCATCAAGTTTGGAACTTGTTCTGCTACAGCGTTCATACCCCAAGCAATAGCACCCTTCCAATCTTCGATCTCGCCTAGATTCTTAGGGCCTTTAAGTTGCTCATCAATCTCATTAACATCCATACCCATGAGTAATCCAGATTGATATGCGTCACTTAGCCATCTTGCTCCCGCTTCTTCTAGTCCAAACTCTTTTAATAGAGAGCCTGTAAATCCTTTGAACGTAGTTTCTCCAGAGCCAAGCAACAGCCTTGATCCTTTAGAAAAGGCTAAACCAATGTCGCTTCTCTGAGATGGTTGATATGTTGCAAGAGGAGCAATATCTTGAAATCCCATAGGAGATTCCATTCCTATTTCATATTGCGTTCTAGTATCTGTAGTTGGTACTTCTTGTCCTACAAGCGCACCTTCCCTGTAATATTCAACCATAGTTCTCTCTCTTAGTCTTAGGCAAAGGCTTCAGACTATTGTAGTATTTCTGTAACTTCTTGTTTTTCTGCGTCTGACAATAACTCAAAGGCTCTTGACATGTATTGGTCTGCTTGTCTCTGTCCGTATTCTTGTATGTAAAGAATGTACATATCAAAAAATTCTTTTACTTGTTGAGATATAGTTGGCTCTTTGCTTTCTTCAATAGTGTCAGCAAGAGACATCAGCCCACCAGTGCCAGTACCAAATTGTTTGTCTAAGTTTTGAAGTTCTTGTACTGCGCTTTCAGGAATAACATTTGAATCCATTCCAACAGAAGGAGATAACGAACCCTCCAACAGTTTTTCTGTTGCAAATACTTCATCAGCCGCAAGAAGACCTGCGCCTGTCAAACCATATCCAATAGCCTTTTTACCAAATGAGGTTAGACCTCCTCTTGCTAACGCAGGTTGAGCCGACTCTAATCCAAATGTTCTTAGATCAACCCTTGCTGAAGGCCCTTGTCCGTATGTTGGTTGGGTTTTAAAAGCAGGCCTTCCAGTAGAGTCATATTTTAATTTATAAGGCTTAATTGGTTCTAATTTTTGGGATAGTTTTGCCCAAAAAGATTTAGGAATAAGTTTTGTTAGAGCCAATCTAAATGCTGCGGCGCCGCTGGCGCCAATTAAGAATTCTCCGGCTGTTCCCAATATCCCTGTGCCTTCTAACGCCTGTTCTTCAAGCGGTATTACGTGTTCTGGAACTTCAGGAAATGAATCAACAGGCTTACCATCAATCAATACATTGTCAGACCACAATTTTAATTGCTTGTTAAATTTTTCTTGTGCTTCTTTGGATGCATTAGGCTGTAGTCCTACCCAAGCAATTTTAACTTCTTTAATGGCTTCGTCACCTAAACCATATTTATCTTTTATTAGTTTGTCTGTCGTGCCATCAATCCAAATAGATTTATCTGACGGAAGAATACTTAACTCATGCCTTGCTATATCAAATGAATCAGTTAGTTCAGGAAGAGTAATTCCATTTTCTGCAAACAACATATTTCGTGCTTGTAGATGGTTTTGAAAAACAGTTTCATAATTTCTCATCCATCCTTCATCACCTGCTAAGTCACTATCTTCAACTAATGCTTGTTGAAGACCTTTGTAAGCATCTGCTTGAGTGGCATAAGCGGTAGTAAGAACTTCTGTCTTTCTTGTAAGTTGATCACTTTCTAATTGAGCCAATGCAAGTTGATTAGTAAACTGTTGTTGTTGTGCTTCTGCGGCGCTTTTACTTCTGGCGGCATCAAGAACCATTAAGTCTTTAATTAATCCTCCGCCAATTTCGACAGCCTTTCGCGCACTTCTAATGCTCATGCCGCACCTCCAACCATGTTATTAATCATTCCCTGTTGGGCTTGCGGAGAGTTCATATTGCCCTGCATGACGCTTTGGGTGAACTGTCCTGCGGCTTCTTTGTTAACTCCATCGTCACCAAGGCTCATGTAAGCATCAACAGCGGCGATCATTGCATCTCCTTGGATTTGTTCCAGTTGGGATTCGTCCTGTATGTTGATCAGCCCTTCGTCCATTGCTATTTCTATGATGGCGTTTACAACTTCAGCGGCAATGGGTATCAAGATATCCCTTGATATTTCCTTTCCTGCTCCCCTAGCAGATACCATCTGGGCGTGAAGTAACTGACCAACTATAGCGCCAATCATGGTTGCAGGGTCTTCACCGCCTTCTCTAATTTTCTGAACTACATTGTCATATGCATCGTCATCAAACAAATACTTTTCTATGTTCTCTAGTACTATTTGTGCTTGTTTGTTCTCCTGCTCTGTTGCAGGCTGAGTGTTTCCTTGGCCTATCATACTAATGCCCTCTGCGGATTTCTTCCAAGCAAGCCCGGAGGCTGTCTGTTTATTGCAGATGCCCTTACAGGATTAACTGGCCCCTGC